TTTGAACCTGATACGTTTAATGAACCTGTAAGGTTCAACGCACCTGATACGTTGGTAATTGAACCTTGGTCAATCCATAAACCTGTTCTTCTTGTTCCTGTTCCTGTACCTGTACCTACTGCGAAGACAATATTTTGTGTGTCCGCTAATGAACCTGTATCATTAAATCTACCTAAGAACGCTGAACCACCAAATGTACCAGCAGTATGTGATGCCGATACTGCTAAGTTATTACCATATATAATGGATGAGTTTAAGTTTGAGTTAGATGATGCTATAAATGATGATGAAATAATATTACCAACACCACCAATTAAGTTATTATTAATTAGTCTTGCTACGTTAGTTGATTGTGAACCACTTACAAAGATAAGATGAGAACCACCAAGACTACCTAAGAATGTATTGTTACCTAACGATAATACGTTATTTACAATTGATGAACTTAACGCGTTAGTAACGGTTACACCTGCGTTATTTATATTTGAATTATATTGAATTGAACTACTAATATGGTTTAATGTAACTGAATTACCAACAACTACGTTTGTTCCTATTGATGGTCTTACGTTTGTTACAAAGTTTTGTGTAGATGTTATAACACCACCATTTAATAAGTTACCTGTTGTGTTGATAGAACCACTATTGCTATTCATAACAATTTGTCCTGCGTATAATGTATTGTTTTGAATTAAAGGGTGACCACCCGCCAAAGACGATGTAGTAAAGTTCATTAATATTGATGAATTATTCCCTACATAGTTGTTTGTTGTTTTAGGGAATAATAATGAACCTGTGTTTAAATATATACCCGCAAAGTTAGATGCTATGATGTTATCTGAACCTGAGATATATCCTGTCATATCCGCACCACCTTGAAGACCTGTAGCCCTGATTTGTGGTAATGATAATGTATTGTTTGAACCTGTAATTCTTAATGACCCTGTATAGTTTGCTTGATTTGAACCTACACCAGCAGTGGAAGGATTATCATTCCAACCTTTGATAATATTGGATTGACCACCTAAAGAACTAGTTAAATATAAATCTGTATTAAATGTGGTGTTATTTGAAATAGTAAATAAACTTCCACTTCTAACTGTTAAAGAACCTGTGTTTAATTGGTCACCTTTAACATCTAATTCAGGACCCGCTGAACCACTTAGTATTACACTACCTGTGATTGATTGTGTTGATGCTGCTGAACCTGTGGTGATTAATCCTGTCTTATCATATGAACCTGTAATACCACCATTAACAATTAAAGAACCTGTGATGGTTGTTGCCACACTACTTGATATAGATACATTCTCAGACTTTAAAACAATTTTACCTCCTGAACCTGTTGCGTTCATTTGGATTTGACTATTTAAGAAGTTATAATCAAATGATGCGAATGAATTACCTTGTACTTGTAATTGACCTGATAAATTTGTTGAACCTGTTACATTTAATGGACCTGATGGTAAATTAACTGTACCCCAAAGTGTTTGTGTATCGTTTGATGCGTCACCCAATTGGTTTGAACCACTTGAATAAATTATTGACGCAGTTTCATAAACTGTTTCTAAATAAGTAATTGATGCCGATGTTGCGGTAAGTGTACCCTGAACATTTAAACTTCCTGTGATTGATTGACTACCACCTAATGAACCTGTATTTATTAATCCATCTCTGTTGAATGAACCTGTATTAATAAATGGTTGTAACGCTGATGCCACATTTTGGTATGTATCATATTGTGTTACACCTGATACGTCTGTTGTTAATATATATGAACCTGTTCCTAATTGAATTGAACTATTAATCCAATCAACTTGGTCAGGGTAGAATGTACCTGATTGATGTAAAGAACCTGTAAGATTTGTTACTGATGATGATACTACTAATTCATTACCTGCCACAATATCAATACGTTCAACTGAACCGTAATTATCAACCTTAACATATGTTTGGTCATCACCTAAGAATATTTGACCACCACTTGCTGTGATGTGTGTATCGGTTGGTGATGTGTTATATATTTCTACTAATCTTGCGTCAGATTGATTTGGTTGTAAGAATAAACTTCCTGTACCTTGTATATTAGTTACACCTAATGAACCTGTTACGTTTAATTTACCAGTCCATCCATTATGACCAATATTCACATTACCCTCACCACCATCAGCGTTAATATATAATGTTCCTTGATTTAATGATGAGATGTATAACGCACCTGATACATTATCGGATGATACAAAAGAATTACTTGGAAATGTAACATTCCCTTCAATTATTTGACTACCGATAAAAGTGTTTGAACCTGTGGTTGCGTATGAACCTGTCTTAGCTTCAATCCCATCAATCCTTGTGTCTATTGATGATGTGTAGGCGTTGAATGATGATGTGGTTACAAAAGAACCTGTGTTTACATTTGTAACAGGATTACCATTTATAGTAAGTGAACCAGATATGTTTACCTGTGTTTGACTTATTTGTAATGGACTATCTGTACCATCACCAGACTCAACTGTTTGGAGTGTTGATGTTAATCCCGATGTACTATCAGTAAGTTTTAATAACCCTTGATAGGTTTGTGAAATATTATTTCCGAATAAAGTACTCATATTACTATATATGTTTTTTTTACATTAAGTTACAACTGGATTGGAATTTTCCCAATTAAAGTCTGCGTTATTCCAATATACATTCGCCTCATTCCATTTAAGACCAAAACAATTAAGGTCAGGGTTATAAAATACAACCGCCTTAACTTCATCATTCTCCGTCACATATGTGAAAAATTCTGATGGGTCTTCGTATAATACCATTTCAACATCGTCATTTTCTGTAACGTATGTTGTAAAACAAATTTCATTTTGTTCCATCCTTGCCATACCCACCTCAACCACATTATTTGATAATAGTGGATTTAGATTGGTAGGTGAAACTTGGTCATATATTGTATAGGTATATTGTCCCTGTGCTAAATGTAAATTACAAGTTGAACCTGTTAATACTTCTGGTGATAAAGGATATGTTGTGAATGTAAATGTATCAAATCTACCTGCGTGTGGAACTGTGGCGTTATAAGGAATAAAATATTTCTTATCCTTAGTTTCCAAATTAGTTAAGACCCACAGGTATGTTGGATTGTTTAATTCACTTTCATTACTTACCGTTACATCTAAAGAATTAAGTTGATTGTGTAATAAGTTTAACATTATATATTAGGATTAGTTTGTACCCATATTAAACCCGTTTCTACGACCCCATTTGATAAAGTAGGGTTAAGGTTAGTTGGACTAGATTGGTCATAAACTGTGTAGGTATATGGACCAATATGTAGATGTATATTACAGTCAGGACCAATTAAATTGACAGGGTCCAAATCAACCGTTGAAAAAGTAAAACTATCAAATCTGTTTTTATCATTTGTAGTTACATTCTCAGGGATAAAACGAACTTTGGTCTTACGTTCTAAATTAACTAGTTCAAACAAATATGTCGCACCTGTTAATGTTGTTTCATTACTCACAGTTACGTCAATTGTATTGGTTGTGTCCTTTAGTATATATATCATCCTAATTAAAAAAAAGGGCGGATTTTACCCGCCCCTAATTTGTGTTTGATTATTTATTACGCTGCGGTAATAGTGATACCACTTAACGCTGCTGATAGTGCGTTATTTGTAACATCAATAAACGACGCTGGGTTCGCTTGTAAAAATGTTAGTGTAACGTCATAACCCTGGCGGTCTGTGTACGCTGTACCTGACGCTAAGTTAATTGCTGTTGCGTCACCACCATCAAAATCTGCCCCAAATAAGATGTACTCATCTCTGTTGGTTCTTACTATTGCTTGAACCGTTCCACTCTTCGCTAAAAGAGAGAATTGGTTTCTTAATTGTGGTGTAAAATCTCTGAACAACGCTGTGATTGTTTGAGTATAAACTACCGTACCATTCGCTGGGTCTGCGGCCATCGCCTCTGTGAAGTTACTACCACCTCTATATAATTCAAACTCAACAAGGTTTCCGCTACCTGAAATAACGTCAACTTCTTGTGTGTCACCTGAACCAGAGTAAGTAATTCCTGTGATTGGTGCTGAGAAGATATATAATGAACGTATGCCTCCCACGCCTGCCTTACACCCAAGGGAATAAGAACTTGAAACTGAACAACTCATATATGTATATTTTTATGTTTTTTTTTGTTTATGTTTTTTAAAAAGGGGAGAATTAACTCCCCTTTAATATTTTTCTAATTACGCTAAGTTGTTAGAAATGATTTGGTCAACACCTGTTTGTGCTCCAATTCTGAATTGACACTTCATACGAACTTCTTGATTGTCCATAGAGTACCACATCTTGAATTGTGAGTAATCAGATACTAAGTCTGTACCGATGAAGAAGTTATCTTTTTTACCGATGAAAATTCTGTTTGAACCGTTCAATCCGTGTACAGGAATTACTTGGAACATAGAACCAGGGTGTAAGATTGCCTCTTGACCATTTCCTGGTGCGAAGTAGAAGTAGTTCTTATTTCTTAACCATTGAGTATAGCGATTGAAGTTTGCCCAACTCATAAAAATAGCACCATTTTTGGCTGCCAATAAATAATCTTCACCTGACGCTAACATCAAGTCAATAGAGTCACCGATGTTTGCTGCTGTTGTACCAGATGCTGCTGCTACTACTGTAACGTTAGAACCTGAGTACGCTGAAGAAGTTAACGCCTTGAAACCATCAAAACCAGTTGAACCTGAAGTTGCGTTGAATAATGTAAATTCAATTGCCTCTTTTACTTGTTC